TGCTCTTGCAATGTGCAGCGGTCGCCGTAAAGCAGAGCTGTGTCGATTCAAAGTGGATGACTTCAAAGATGAAAACCTCGTGTGCGGCGGAGCGCTGTATAAGACCAGCGAGCCCATTCAAACGAAGGGGTTCGGTCTTGGCAAGTACATCTACTGCTATACTCTTGCGAAAAAGTTCAAACCATATTTCGATGCGTGGATGGCAGAGCGCCAAAAGCTCGGCATCGAGTGTGAGTGGCTTTTCCCCGCCGGTACTACAAGTGAGCAGATGAGTGATACAACGCTCAATAGCTGGGCTAACACATTTAGCCGCATGACTGGTGAGGATTTCTATTGGCATAGTTTGAGACATTACTTCACAACACATCTTGCCAAACTCGGACTACCCGATAATGTTATCCAAGATATCGTCGGATGGGAGTCTGCCGACATGGTTCGTGTCTATAAAGACCTGAGCGCCGAGGAACAAATCTCTCAGTATTTCGATGAAAACGGAGAAATTCGTTCTGATGCTCAAAAGTCTCTGGCAGACCTGTAACAGAAAGGACGGTATAAAGGATGGATATTAAAAGGGTCGATTTGATTCAACAGCTTGTGGACAAGCACGGTTATACAAAGAAAGCTGCGACAAGTATCGTTGATGATTTCACTGACATTATTCTTTACAATCTCGGAAACGGAGACACCGTTTCCATCCATAACTTCGGTTGCTTTGACATCTTAGAGCGCAAGGCTCGCAGTTGTCCGAACCCGCAGACTGGCGAAAAAGTCGATGTACCTGCGCATTGGATTCCACGATTCTATCCCGGCAACAAAATGCGCTTGGCTGTCAAGCTGTGGGAAGATAGCACCAAAAGGGGGCTGAGGTAAATGACTGAGGCTCCAAGACGTAAGAAGCTTGAGAAGACCGTTGATGATTCGATGACCATTCAGACTTCCCAAAAGTTTTACTGTTGCAGATGCGGCACATCATACAGCCGGAAAAAGGGCTACTTCCCAGTGAGTCATAGCCCCATGTATCGTGGCTCTGGCTTTTTGCCAATGTGCAATGATTGCGTTGAGGATATGTACGAACAGTATCGTACAATGCTCGGCGATGACAAGGCGGCTATGAAGCGTATGTGCATGAAGCTCGACCTTTATTGGAACGAAGACATCTACGCAATGGTTGAACGCACGGCTGGTGTTCACTCTCGTGTTCGCAATTATATCGGAAAGACCAACATCATTCGCTATATTGACAAAACCTTTGACGATACGCTTGATGAAGAGGCGTTGCTTGAACCAGAAGAGGCTCCCACTGCTTCATATATCGCACAGCCGGAAGATACTGCCGAGGCAGACGTTGACCAAGCTCTTGTTGATTTCTGGGGTGCCGGTTATACTCCAGACTTTTACCTTGAGCTGGAGCGTCGCTACAAGGATTGGACTGGCGACAGGCAGGTTGTTGACCCGAGTGAGCGTGCGTTGTACCGACAGATTTGCTTGCTCGAATCCATTATTGCACGCGACAGTGCACAGGGCAAACCAATTGATAAGAACGTTAACGCGCTTAATTCTCTGCTTGGCAGTATGAACTTAAAACCGGCGCAGAAAAAGAACGATGTAGACGCTGAACTCGACAAGATGCCGCTCGGTGTTGGTATCCAGAAATGGGAGTACAGCAGACCTCTTCCTGAAACGCCAAAGGAAAAGCGCGATATCCGTGGAACAATTAAGAATATCACAACGTGGTATCTTGGTCACGCTTGCAAAATGGTCGGCTTGCGCAACAGTTATTGCAAGATGTACGAAGACGCAATGGACGAGCTTCGTGTTAAACACCCAGAGTACGACGAAGAGGATGACGACTCCTTGTTGAATGATATCTTTGGCAGTCCTCAATCCAGCGGTGATATGTAATGGCGTCACCAAATCAAAGCAGACGCTCTCGTGTTATCGAGGGCATGGCGATTTGGGGCAGCTATTACCGCGAGAACATCGACATCTTTGTCGAAGAGTATTTGCAACTTGATTTTCTGAAATGGTTCCAGACCGCTCTTCTTGTAATGATGGACAGGAGCCGAACGTTCCTGTGGATTGCTGCCCGAGGAATGGGTAAATCATTCCTTATTGCCATTTTCGTAGTCATTCGCTGCATCTTATACCCCGGCACAAAAGTCGTCATTACATCTGGCACACGCGGTCAGAGTATTAACGTGCTGGAAAAGATTCAAACAGAACTGATGCCTGTATCCCCAAATCTTAGAAATGAGATAGATATGGGCGACACAAAGTTTTCTGGGCAGGACGCAAAAATAATGTTCAAGAACTCCAGTTATATCAAGGTCGTTACAGCTTCAGATAACGCTCGAAGCAACCGTGCGAACATCTTGATTGTGGACGAGTTCAGAATGGTTAAGAAAGATACCATCGACACCGTCTTGAAGAAGTTCCTGACAAGTCGTCGAATGCCTCCCTACAGAGATTTGACCCCGGCTGAGCGTAAAGCTGAGTACGCTAAGGAGCCAAACAAGTCCTGTTTCCTATCCTCTGCTTACTTCAAAGACCATTGGTCATACAACAAAATGCTGGATACATTTAAGCTGATGCTTGATGATTCTAAGACAGATTTTGTGTGCGGCTTCCCGTATCAACTCTCCATTCAAGAGGGACTCCTTTTCCCCGAAGACGTTGAAAGCGATATGCTCGAAAGCGACTTTAATGAAATCAAATGGAGTATGGAAATGGAAGCCATGTGGTTTGGCGCAGAGGACGGCTCATTCTTTGATTTTGACTCCATATCAAAGAACCGCCGTATCAATTACCCGATGCTACCGGATAAACTGACCGCCCTTCTTGGCAACAGCCAAAAGGTAAAAATTCCACCAAAGCAAAATGGCGAACGTCGCATCTTGTCTGCGGATATTGCTCTGATGAGCAGTAAAAAGCATAATAACGACGCCTCTGCTGTGTTCATCAACCAAATGCTTCCGACCAAAACCGGACGATTTATGAGCAACATTGTGTACGGTGACACCTTTGAGGGTATGCACACCGAAGACCAAGCTTTGGTGATACGCAAATTGTACGATGAGTATTCTTGCGATTACATCGTGCTTGACTGTACAGGTCTTGGTCTTGGTGTTTACGATGCTCTTGTCCGAGACATGGTTGACCCAGACACCGGAGAAGTTTATCCCGCATTGTCCTGCTGCAACAATCAGGAAATGGCTGACAGATGCACGACCAAAGGTGCCGATAAGGTCATTTGGGCAATCAAGGGTTCTCCAATGCTGAACTCTGAATGCGCGGTGCTTTTGCGTGAGGGCTTCCGTA